CGACTGAGAATACCCTTTCAATTTCTTTACGAGATTGAGCATCAGGTTTTCCCCAAGCTTCATTCGGTACAAGTTTTGGAATCGCAATTGAATAACTGAATCTCGATTCTTCTTTTATGATTGTTGGCTGAGATATAAACTCATTGTAAACTTCGTCTATTGCTTCCATTATATAGTCCATTGGACTAGTCTGCACTTTTTCTTCTTTTTTAAAATAAGCTTCTACTAAGTTGTCTAATTCGGCCATATTATAAGTAGTCCTTTATACAATGATATCCGCGATACCGTATTTAACAGCTTCCTCTGCGGTCAAGTAAACATCTAAATTTTTATTCAACATCTTCTTTAGTTGCCTCTCAGTCAAGTTTGTTTCTTCAACGAGAGCTTGAATATGCTGTTTTTGTATCCAGCGCGTTTCTTCCATTTCATTTTCTAATGAATGGATTGTACCAACATGACCACCACGAACAGAGTGCATCATAACACGACAATGCTTTCCAATCTTGCGTTGACCTTTCGTTCCTGCTGCTAACAGCAGAACGCCAGCAGACATAACCTTACCTAAACCAAAAGTTTCAATAGGGCATTCTTCACGCACAATTCGCATAAGATCATATATACCGAACATTCCAAGAGCATCGCCACCCCAAGTAGAGACATAAAATGTAATAGGCTTTGGTTCCGGTTTTGGTGGCTCTTCGCCTTCATTCAACTCAGGGATTCCAAGAGGGAATTCTGTATTAACAAGCGCTGTGTGCTTAAGAAATAAAAGTCCGGAGCAAACGTCTTCAACTTTTTCTTCATCTAAATCGCCAAAAAGACCAATAGTACGCAGGGGCTCTGGTGTATTGGCTGCAGCGGCCATTTGAAGATCAGAAAGGCTTATGACATCCTTATTCTCTTCAGCATCTTCTTTATTATTCTTAGTTTTCAGCATTTGGTTCGATCTCCTTTTCGATAATATAGTCACCCTCTAGAATACCTATATAATGTTTCTCTAAAGAGCCTATGACCGTTTCCCATCCATCTATCTTAAGGGCAGATCGATAATGAGGAGGAACTGACTCATTAAGACCCTTAACCGCTTCTTTTTTCCACTCTAATAAATCTGCTTCGTCTATGTTTTTCAATGTTTTAATTTGTTCTTTGTCGTGATCATTTGCTTGTAAATAAATATACTTTGCAGCAGTCACCGTGACCCATTGTTGATAAGCATACCCAATAAGCCTGAAGGAAAGTATTTTGATATCGTTTAAAAACTTAACTTTCTTATAAAAAGAGATGGACTTGTCCATTATCAGATAGACAAATCCACCTAAAAAAAACCAAAAGATTTCTTGCATTTAAAACCTCTATTATCGTAACAGTTTATTACTTGGACTTTTTTAGTCCATTAAGACGTCGAGCGACTCGGCGAGCAACTTCGTTAACCATGTCTTCCATCATTGGCTCCTCCATCTCTTCTTCGGCGTCCATTTCTGTGTCCATGTCGGGACTCATATCTTCCATATCGCCACCCATATCAGGTGCAGGCATTTCCTCTGGAGCTTCCATCTCCATAGCGGCACGAACTTTATCTGCTACTTTAAGGAAGACTTCAGCTTCCTCGTCAGTGAGAGTGAGTTCGCCCATATCACCGGCGTCCATATCCATTTCTTCTTTTTCGTCTTCGACATCTAAATCCATCTCCTCATCATCTTGCATTGGATCGTCCATCATTGGATCGTCTTTCATTGCATCGTCTTTCATTGCATCGTCATCTTTACGAAAACCTTCATCAATATCGTCTTTCATTGCATCATCATCTTTACGATTACCTTCATCGATATCGTCTTTCATTTCATCATCGTCTTTACGATCACCTTCATCTAGGTCTTCATCTTTTTTCATTTTAGCGCCATACATCTCATTAATGAAACTGTTGCCGAGCGCTTCCATATTAGCAAGTTTCATAAAACGGCGCATAGTGCCCTCTTCAAGTAAAGTCTTTTTCTTAGACATGTCAATCTCCTTTTCAGATGCAAAGCATCTTTTGGTTTTGGTTATGTGTTATAAATAGTATCTTCTAGCTCAAAATTTTTCTTTTTTAATTTCTTAAATGCTTCTTTTTCTATTTGAGAAACACGCACATATGATATACCTAGTCTTTCGCCAACTTCTTTGAGACCCAATCTACCGTGTTTTTTTATAGAAATGTCTGTGCAATTTAAATCTTTTTTATAATTTAGCCATAATCTACACCCTTGTCTGTCGCATATACAATCAGTCTCCATAGCTTCTTTTGCACATTTTTTCATATTATTCCTCACTTTCTATTAGGTCAAAAATATCCTCTATTTCGTTTGGATCTAATCCAAATTTGTTTATAATATCTTTTTCTTTTTTGAGCAACTGACGATTTTTTTTAAGCTTATTTTTTCTTGCCATCATGCTGCTTTCTTTTATTTTTTCAATGAAAGGTTGTAGAAGTGGATCATCTAAAAGATAGCCTTTAATGTATTCGTTGAAGAACCAGAACTTTGTAATATCATCGAACTTTAATTTGATTCTCAAGTTGGTGTCCAGCGTTTCTAGACTATCAATGGTAATAGTCTTGGCTTCTTCAGGTTTTGCCTTTCTTTTTTTCATTTTCCAAAAATATGAGTTTTGCTTTCGGACAAACCGGCAGCTGTTTGTCTTGTCCACCGGGCTTTTGTTTGTAGTCCTGTGATAGTTCTACACCCTGAGTAAGACAAGCCAGACAATATGCCTCCCCGCAGATCTTCTAGGATTTCCACGACTGAACCTTTATAATCAATAAAAGTACTCACTCCTTCATTAGAACTATATCGACCTCGCCAATCCATTTGAGCATCTTTAGAGGCCATTCCACGATATCGTTTTTTCATTCCACTCGGAAGTTGAACAATTTCTCCTGGTGTTTCATCTGTCCCTGCTAAAAGTGAACCCAGCATAACAAAGTCTGCTCCAGCAGCAAGAGCTTTTACAATATCTCCAGCAGTTCTAATACCGCCATCTGCAATAATAGCGACGTCGCGATCGGTTTGCGCACAATCAAAAATAGTTTGCAGTCCAGGTAAGCCGTGTCCTGTTTGTATTCTTGTAGAACAAATAGATCCACCGCCTATATTACAGCGTATAGAATTAGCGCCCCACTGGGCTAAATCATTTATTGCTTCTAATGTCGCGACATTTCCTGCCATAATATGAACTGATTCGCCAAATGATTTTTTAAGAACACCAAGCGCATTTTTCATTAGTATGTGATGTCCGTGTGCTACATCAACACAAAGAACGCTAACACCGTTCTCAACAAGCGTTTGTGCTCTTTCAAAATAATCACCACTTACACCAATTGCAGCACCAACATTTTCTGCGCCGGCAGACATAACTTCAGCAACCAAACCGGCTTGTTCCTCTATTGAATTATAGCGATGGATTATTCCTAATCCACCAAATTTATCCATAGTATAGGCCATCTCTGATTCCGTAACTGTATCCATTGGTGAAGATATAATCGGAAGTTTAAATACTAAACTTTCATCCAATGGAGAAGTTAAATAAACTTCTTTTCTGCTTTTAATATCTGAATACTGTGGTACCAAAAGTACATCATCGTAAGTTAGTGCTTCTCTCATTCGCAAGTGCCTTCCTTTGCCTCTACCTCTTCAATAAGCTTGTCGAGGTACCAACGTGCTTTTTTTAAATCTTCTAGGGATTTGCCCTTATAAGGGTGACGAGTGACATATTTTATAATATTAGACTCTGGGTAATCCATTTTCCAAGAACGAATATAGTGGTAGGTTTCTATTGCTTGTTCGCCTTTCCAATTTACATTGTAGTGATTCGGTCGATTAACTTTATCTTCGCTCATCCTAACTCCGACCAAGAACCTTCAATCATCTCAATGTCCATATCTTCTAAACTATCAGTAAACTTATCCCACTCATCAGGATACTGTTGATCAACGTACGCATCAAAAAGAAGATATTCGGTGTCCCAATCAAAACCTTGTAAACCTTGAACATATCCACCTTTTTCCCATTTGAAATGCTTTGGATAATCAGGTTCAACACCAAATTTTTCATTAAATATTTCAACCAATGGATCATAATCATAATCATCATGATACATTAGATATTCATTTAAAACACCTAGTTCTTCAGCGACGGCCTCATTAAAGATGAAGCCTTTTTTATGCTTCGGGTAAAACTGCATCTTTATCCTCCATATATTGTTTTATTGTTTGTTGTGCGTTATCCCAGCACTCGGGACAGTAAAGGTTAACTTTTTCTTCTTTTTGTCTTACGACAACATTCCAACTCATTACTTGTTCACGGTCTAGTTTATCAAAAGGTCTGTCACAAGTCAAGCATTTATTTGGTAAATATCCAAAAAGTGCAACTTTTGTTGCTAACTCTTTTTCTGCCTTTTTCTTTCCTTTTTTAGCTTGTTTGCGTCGTAGTTTCCTTTCAAGACTCATTTTGTACATTCCTCTAAAACTCTTGATAGAAAGTCCTTAGAGGTTGATGTGATTTGATCTTTTCTATATTCTTGTAATTTGTAGTCTTTGTGTGATAGTCTTTGTCGCAGGGCCATGGCCTTTTCATAGGTTTCGTCAGCGTGCCAATTTACTTTGTAATAAGCCCAACCAGTTTCATCGATTCGTTTTGATTGTATGGTTCCAAAACGTAGAACGCCGTGATAATTATTCCAAACTAAATCTCCAATATTCATTTTTCCTCCATTTTTGCTTTGTAAATTTCTATTGGTTCCAACCAAGAAACCACATCAAATGAACTTCCATAGAAAACTCCTTTATAGGGACTTTCATCTCTTATAAACTCCAAAAGTTCGTTATATTCAACACCTTTTCTTAGTCCATAATCCGGGTGTTTAATTTTTTTAATGTAGCCCTCTGGGTCAGTTTTTAAATCGTAGATTTCACTAGCGGGAACTTCTGTAGTGTACAGTATTCTACCGCCAACAACTATTTTTTCTACATCATCTAAATTTACATAAAAGAAAACTCTTGGCACAGAGCTAGCTTCCATCTCTTTTCTTGAGAAATAAGATTTACCAAAGTTAGATGTGTCTAATATAAATTTTTCTGGATCTCTTGTTCCGTATCGGTTTTCTAAGCTGTAAGGATCAGCGTAATGATACAAAACCACTTTACCACCTTTATTATAATCGGTAAAAGGAGCTTCTGTCAAGTAAGTCTTAAAATTTTCTAAAAGTTTTTTCATTTTGTTTTCTCTCTACGAGACATCATACTTTTTACAGCCATCTTTGCATTTCTTGAAAGATTCTCAAAGACCTCTAGCTCCTCATTCATTTCTTTAGGGCTGAAGGTATAGGGCCGGCCGCCAACACGAGACATAAATTCTGCTTCATCTCCCATCTTTAATGCACCTACGCTTTCTTTCTTGCCGTACTGCGGGAACTCACCTTCAGGTGAAGTACCCATAAGGTAAGCGTCTTGTGCGCCTTTATCAACAATAAGAACTGAGTCTTGGTCAAAATCTTCACCAAGTCTTGCTATCTCAAGTGCAAAATCTGGGTCATCTTTTCTATTGGAGACAAAGAAACTTTCTTCTGCGACTTCAATAGCTTTTGGTGTTTCAAAGTTCTCAATGTAAGAGCCTAGTATGCGAGTAACGCCGTAACCTCTACCAAGAAGCTCTGCTTTTAGTTTTCTGTTTCTTTCTAGATTTTCTGCTTTTGTAAACTCATTTCTAAATGCTGAAAGGGCGGCACTTTCATGATCCTGCATATGTCTATACAATCTTGAGAGTGAAGACTCTTTTAAGAATTTTTTCCACTCATTCAGTATTTTTTTCATATTATCTACTCCCTGTGCTTCCTAACGCACCATCCCCTCTGGTACTATCTTTATTTAGTTCGTCGGGATCAGAAACTTCAATAACTTCGCAAAGATTTACAGGAATTAAAACACCTTGAGCTACTTTATCTCCATCACTAAACCAATGTGTTTGTTTGCCTACGTTATGAAGATTAATAAACACTTCTCCATCATATCCAGAATCAATGACGCATGCGCCGACTAATAATTGTTTTTTTGCCGCCACACTTGATTTATTTTTTATTTCCAACATGTATCCCTTTGGTACCTCTACTTTAATACCAGTTGGAAACAATACAGTTTCACCAGGATATACGGGTGTGCTCTTGGCGCTATCTTGTTTGCGACAAAAATAAAAATCCATTCCCGCGTCACCGTCATGCGCGCGCTTAGGTAATTTTGCAGTGTGTCGTAATCTAAATACTTTAAGTTGCATTTCTTCTCCTTATCCTAATAGTTTCCAATTTTGTAGGGCGCCCCTAGAAGAGAAGCCCCATTGTTCATCAAAGTTAAGTTTCGCCATATAAGGTCGATTAACAAACAATTTATCTTTTTCAGGATTAACACCCCAGCATCTAATGTCTGTCATAACACTATTTTTATCTATTGTTTTAACAATAAAGTATGGACGTCCTTTTACTGTTTTCTTTTTAATTACTTCTCTTGGAATGAACCAGGCAACACCAAGATCATGGTCCCACTCAGAAATAGTTGGGACTTTATAGTAATTTAATCTTTGTACTATATCATCTGAAACAACTAAAGTCAAGGGAAACATACCGGTAATATTAGTTTTTGTTTCAATATATTCATCTCTTGTAAAATCTTCGGTGTCTTTAAACTCTTCTATATTTTCAGACAACTTCTTTTTAGTCTTAGGTCTATTGTCTGCAACAGATAACCAAAAATGTTTTTGGTTTTTGAATCTATCATCCATTAACTCATCTACTGCTTCTGCTTTAATGAGGACATCCAGCGCTTTCTTATTGAGTTTAGAATAGACAATCTCTTTGCTAAAGAGAAGTTCTTCAACAGAGTTAAATGGTCTATGTTCGATGATTTGTTCAATTGCTTTGTCTCCTAATCCTTTTATCGAAGTTAAGGGCTGGATAA